TCCTGCGACCGAGAAACCAAATTGATGCCCGTCTTGCTTTCGGGTGTACAGATCAAAGCCCGCCGCTCTCAGCCAGTTGATGACCAAGTCCTCAAGTGCATGCCCAACATCAAAGACGCGCAGGATACGGCCAGGGAAATCTCCATCCTCATCTTTGGGCGTGTTTGTGAATTCGAATTGAAGAGCTCTTTCGCATGAAACGCCAAGGCGAGATGCGCCTAGATATGAACGCTTGGGTTGCTTGCCTCGTTCACGCTGAATAGATGCGTCGAGTAGTGCGCTCACTCGTTCGTGAAATTTTGGTTGGTGGTTTAGATCCATCATTTGTTCTTTTTCCTGTGGCTTGTGGATGTCATTGACGAGATTGGCGCTCGGCAATGCGTTCGAAATAAATACGTTCACGTTCGGCTTGCTCTTCATGTTTGGAGAGCATTGATGCTTGGTAGGCATCGATGACAACCTCAATCAATCGGAGAACCTCAGCCTTGGTGTATTGGGAGAAAGGTCGATCCATACCAATCGAGCTCACGAACTCCCCCAACGGGAAGAGCGCCGATTGCATGGACTCAGTTTCCATTTCAGATGGATCGATCACACCGGCCTCCATGCAGTCGTTGAGTTTTTTCATGGCTGTGGAAAAGGCTTCCTGGCAGCGTCTGCTGCAAAACACCCAACGGTGGCTGTAGCGCATCGGATCGGAACGCTTGAGCCTTGGGTTGAAGTAGCCGTACCCCTTGGCTTGTCTGGAGCAGATGTGGCATTTCACGCAGCCTCCAGTTGATGAGTCATCTGTGAGTCATTCGCCGCATTGACCAGGCGACAGATAGCCGATTTGTTGAACATGAAAGTCAACAATGCGGAGGCCTGATATCGAGTCAAACCGAAGTCGGCACGAAGCTCCACTGGCAAGTACTTGAGTTGTCCGGTAGTTGGGGGCTCGTTGAGCCAGCGCTTGGTCTTATGGGCAGCGTCATCGCTTTCGTTGTTGTTGAGCCAATCATTTGCCTGTGCCAGACAAATGCTCCGCTCGCCGACACCCAAAAGACGAGAACCTCCCTTATCCACGCCACCGACCGCATACCAACGACCGTTCAGAAAGAACACTCCTGCCCAAGCAATAAAGCCAGTAGCCAGTAGCGCACAGTCATCACCAAACAGATCGCACCAGGAGAAATTTGATCTCTTCAGAAGATCAATCTCTGTCATCACGAAGTCGCTGAGCCCGGATCGCTTGTCCTCTTGGTTGCTGGAGAACTCATGCCCGCAAATCGGACATTCGTGACATCCGAGTGGAATATCAGCATCGCACTCAGGACAAGTCTTCTGTGGTGCCTCACCTTTGGAGTCATACCCATCCAAATCGACCTCTTGCTCAAGGCTCCCGTGTTTTAGGGAGGCAGTTCCGAAGTCCAGTACGATGCAATCAGTCTTAATGAAGGCGGGGTGTTCACTGGGATCCACTACACGGAGTCCACGCCCAATCATTTGAATCAGGGTTGACTTGTAGGAGCTCGGCCGAAGAAGTACGACACAGGATGTCGGTGTGAAGTCGTACCCCTCGGTCAAAATTGCCACATTCACTAATACAGCGGTCTGGCCTTTTTCGAAACGTTCGAGTACTTCTGCCCGTTCTGTGGCATTCATTTCCCCATAAATTACGTCTGCAGTGACTCCGCCTTTTAAGAAGGCATTGCAAACAGAACGCGCATGCTCAACGGTTGCCGCAAATGCGATAGTTTTTCGACTCGCGGCTTTGTCTTTCCAATGCTGAACAACCGACTCGTTCACCGGGGATGTGTTCATGATGGAGGCGACTTGCTCCATGTCGTAATCGGAGGCGAGTTTTCTCACGCCATCTAATGCGGACTGGGTGCCAACATCAATCACAAAGGTTCGGGGAGTAACCAGATGGCCAGAACGAATGAGTTCCGCGAGCCTGATCTGGTCCGCTACGTTTGAGAAAACTTCACGAAGCCCTTTTCCATCGCCACGGTTTGGTGTAGCAGTGACGCCAAAGATCAACGCTTCTGGGTTCCTCTGTCGTACCTGATCAATGACTGCTCGGTAGGTTGGTGCCGCACAGTGGTGCGCCTCATCAATCACCAGCAAGTCAAGCCGTGGGATGTCCGACACATTGCGTGCCAACGTCTGAACCATGCCAAATGTCACTTGTCCATCCCAAGATTTCTCGCGTGAATCAAAGACCGATGTCTTGATGCGCGGATTCACTTTGGTGAACTTGTCGCGGTTTTGGCTGGTAAGAACGTCACGATGTGCAATGACACATGCTTTTGCATCGGGCATAGCCAGCAACTCACCAGCGGTTCCTGAGAGGCAGATGGTTTTTCCTGCCCCCGTGGGGGCGACGCCAAGCGTGTTCCCGTGTGCCTTGAGGGCACTGACACACCGAGAGACAAAGTCTCTCTGACGAGGGCGAAGAATCATGATGCCCCCTTACTTGGCCCAAGCGGGCATAGAAAAACCATTCGAGTTTGGTTGCCCGGCTTGGCTTTGCGATGGCGAGTTGACCGACGCTTGAGCGATCGGTGCGCCACCCATGGCACTTGCGTACTCTTTGTGATCAGGCTGGATCACCGCTTTGATGACGTTTCGCTCTTCGTTGTTTTGGTCTTTCTCGATCTCGACTTTGGCAACAAACGTCAAGCCATCCAGATCGCCGAATCCTCGAATCCGACGTGCGTTTTGAGCCTGCTGAGAGTTATCTGCCGGTTGGATTCCGCGAGCTGAATTGAGCATTGCCCGCAGGAAGCTGCGACCAATGTTTGCCCACTCCGGACCTTTGGGGCTGTGCAATCCAATCAAGCCAAAAATCACACGCTTGGCGTACTGGCCTTCGACGATGGTGTATTTGACATTGAGGTAGATGGCCCCAGTTTTGTCTGAACGCGTCGCATAACCACCAACCCAGCCTTGGTTGGCATCGTCATAGCCACCTGGACGGATACTGGCGATTACTTTGACGATCGACTTATGCGGGATGAGTGCAAACTCGCGCTGATCTTCTGCATCGTTGAAGTCCGACCAAGCAGCGTTGGATGAATAACTATTCATTTGGAATTTCCTTTTTCGATTTGTTGATGACGGGGTAATGTGATCTTTGAGATCAAGCGGCCAAGGTTTGGCTCCTCGACAACGTCGAGGCGTCCGGAGCGGTCTTTTGACGGGTAACCCCATGGGTTGATGTGTTGGCACACAAAGGCTCGATACGGGTTGCCTTCTTCGTTTTTGAGGACAACCATTGAGACAACTTGGTCAACGATTCCGGGCAGCTCAAGCGAAGCCTTGGAGCCTTCGATTTGTGGCGAGAACACCTTGCGATTGAAGTCATCCAGCTTTTCATCCAAGATCCCAACCATCCAGATGTCTTTGTTGCGCACGTGCTGCAGTTGTGTGAGCCATCCGATCAGTTCACTACCGTGAAGTCCATAGGCTGCGCGGGTATCTGCTTTGCCTGTTTTTTCGGAGTAGGACTGCGGTTGACCTTTGGCCCACTGAAGGCACAGACGCCCCGCAACCGTGATGCTGTCCACAAAGATCAACGAGTACTTGTCCAGCACTGCAGGATCTCCAAGCGCAGCACACACGCTGTCGTAATGAGCTTGGCTATATGGCTGGTCATCACGCAAGGCTGGATTTGGTCCTCCGATGAAGCAGGCGAGATCGCGACACTCCTGCCAAGTCCTAGGGCGAACGCTTGCGCCGCTCCACCCCATGACCGAAAGATCACCAGCTTCCAGGTCGATGAACAGGGTTTTTTCCGGATCAGTGGTGTGAAGAAGCGAGGTTTTTCCAACGCCTGATGGACCCAGAATGACACCCTTGGATCCACGTTTTTCTGCCATGCGTTGCTCAGCTGAGATGAATTGCAACTTCATGTCAGACCTCGCCTTCAAAGATATCGGCGACTTTGTCCGTACCAACGGCACCGCGACGGCGTGCAAGGTCATGCAAGCGGCGCAAGGAGCTGATCTGCGTGTAGATTGCAGTGGACTTTTGATCCAGTTCGCGAATGGCGAACGCAATGTCATCCACTGTCGCGATTTCAATGCTCAGCGCTTGGATTTCTGGCTTGTTGCCGTAGCTAGGAACGGCGATGGTTTCAGGCAAATCCTCCATAACGAAGGACTTCTTGCGCAAGGAGGGGAGAAGGTTTTTGAACATGGCTTTACTCCGTGATTTGTTCGAGGGTTAGAGATGGCTTGCCGCCTTTGACAGTCCGAGCAGGCTCAAAGAGCTGGCGAATTTCCGTATCCCAGTCTTTGAATTTGGTTTCGCTCACGCGATATGCGCAGTCGATGTACTTGGTTGGGTCTTGCCCCGTGGACACGAACGTCGTGTACAAGGTGGACAAAATTTCCTGATCCCAATCGACCCGCTTGGGTAGGTCAAAGCTCACGCGCACATCGCCATCTGTGAAATGGACGACGCCTGTGTCTTTGCCTTCTTGGATGCGAAGGTTCTTGGCACGCTCGCTGTACTTTTGATTCAGCGCCCGATCCAGATGCTCAAGTGCAGACTTTGCAGTGACATAGTCACGAGACAGTGATGCCTTGAGTACCAACAGCTCTTGGGCTGAAAGATTGGCCAAGGTGGAGATAGGCGTGCCGCTGATTTCGGCTTGTGTAAGAGGTGCAGTCATGCCGCACCTCCAACTGCTGCACGTGCCGAGGTGCTGGCATGCAAGCATCGGGTTTCGTACTTGTCGACGTCTTCGACTCTGTATAGAACGCGGCCTTGAAGCTTGAGATAAAGGGGACCAATACCCTCACAGCGCCAGCGCTCCAAGGTCCTCAAGCTGATGTCCCAACGTTCCGCCAATTGGCGTTGATTGAGGTGTTTTACGCTCACTTTTCGCTCCTTTCAGGTAATTGCGAGTTCGTGAGTTGGACTGTCCTCTTGAGCCTATGGGGGCGGCCACCCCCAAAATATGGGGGCGAATATGGGGGCTGATCTTTTTGGCTGTTTCAGGCGTTTTTAGGTCGCCGAAGTCCAAAAAAAACCGCCATTGAGGCGGTTTTCTGTGTGTTTTGCAGTGCTCAGTCAGGGGCTAAATTGAACCCAATATGCCCTCTGCGAGTGATGCGCAAATAGATCTCCCATTTGGTGTTCCCTTTGAACAAATGCTGGATCGTTTTCCCCTTGCGTTCGCTTTCTGCAGAACCTTTGTACGCGGCATCAAGTACTTCCGCGTGTGTTAATTCCCATACGTCCGAGCAGGCAGCTTGGTACATGCAGTGAACAGCCTTGGCTTGCTTGACGCCACCAATCTTCCATGATTCTTTTATCGAGCCGATCGAAAGCGTGGATGTGCTCTCGTCGAAATACACCTTACTTGTTTTGATGGCCTGTTC